ATTCACATAGCATTGCGGAAGTGACAGGATTACAAACAGCCCTTGATGCAAAAGCAGATGATGGTGATTTAGCTGGAAAATCAGATGTTGGCCATACACACACGGCTGCAAACATCACAGATTTTGCAGCAGCAGTTTCAGCCAATATTCCGGCTGCTTATTTAACAGAAGCAGAAGGTGATGCCAAATATGCCATCAAGGGAACAGAAGGTGGAACGATTGCAGCAGCATGGGGTGATATTGCCGGAACACTAGCAAATCAAGCAGACTTGCAAGCAGCCCTGGATGCCAAAATGGATGAAGGAGCAGCACCAACAGCCCACACACATGCAATTGCAGATGTGACAGGATTACAAACAGCATTGGATGGCAAAGTGGATGATGCTGAAATGGCAGGAAAAGCAGATGTAAATCATTCACACACATTTGCAGACATCACAGCAAAACCGGCCACCTATCCACCAGATGCCCATTCACATGCATTTGTAGATATAACAGGCAAACCAGCCACCTATCCACCGGATGTTCATTCACATGCCTTTGCAGATATAACAGGCAAGCCAGCCACATATCCAGCATCAGCACATACACATTTATGGGTGGACATCACCGACAAACCAACAACCTTTGCACCATCAGCACATACACATCCGTGGGCAGAAGTGACAGGCAAACCAACAACATTTGCACCGGCAGCACATACACATTTATGGGCTGAAATCACGGATAAACCAACAACATTCACACCAACAGCCCATTCACATACCATTGCAGATGTGACCAATTTACAAACCACATTGGATGCAAAAGCGGATGATGCTGATTTGGCTGGAAAATCAAATGTTGGACATACACATTTATGGGCAGACATCACAGACAAGCCCACCACATTTGCACCGGCAGCACACAGCCATGATTGGGCAAGCATAACAAGCAAACCAACAACATTCACACCGGCCACACATACACATTTGTGGGCGGATATTACAGATAAACCAACAACCTTTGCACCGGCTGCCCATTCACATGATTGGGCATCTATTACATCCAAACCAACAACATTCACACCGGCCACACATACCCATGCAATTGCAGATGTGACAGGATTACAAACAGCATTGGATGGAAAAGTGGATGATTCCCAAATGGGTGGAATCACAAATTTTTGGACAGGTACACAAGCAGCCTATGATGCTATTGGAACAAAAAATGCTACCACTATTTATTTCATAACAGGGTGATTAAATGACAACAGGAATTTTGCCATTGGATGAATTGAAGCCAAAAATGGTTGCAAACACAGCCTTTTTTGAAACATCCCAAACGGTTTATCCAGATGCATATGGTGTGACATCCGGAAATTGGGATAATGCTGGCATGAGTTTGGGAGCATTGCAAATAAATTTTGGGGCTGCAAATAGACTTTCACCATATTTCCAATACATGATTAATAACTATGATTCATTTTGCAATGATTTGTGGCTTAACAATGGATTAACACAAACGGATTATAACAATTGGAAAACCTTGATGTTGGGTTCTGATTTAACAGCCAAACATGATTGGGCGGATTCAATCAGTAATCCTGGCATTGGGAAAAATGGCAGAGCAAAAGGTGATTTGAACCAGCCATATGTTGAAATTTTTAGGCAAATGGGGATTCATCCAGCATCTATTGACAAACAGGTGGAAATTTCAGAAACCAATTACATGCCAGCAGCATTTCAAATCTTCAATCAAATGAGTTGCAAATCCAGGCTGGCATTAGCATCTTTTTATGATTTGAACATCAACAGGGGCAGATGTTGGCCTTTAAATTTGATTCAAGTGGATTTGGATGCTATTGATGCAAATAATGCAATTGATGAAGTGGAAAAAGAGCGGCAAAAGATTTATCAAATCAATTGGAGAGGTTGTTTTGATAATAACAATTCAGACCAGGGCGAAATTGACAATTGGGAAACAAATGATGGTTTAGGCGGATATGGTGGAAGACGGAAATTGATGGCAGACCAGGCCGGAAGCTATTTTGGGGCGATTTATACACCAGAATCATCATTTGATATGACACAGGATATTGCAACAGAAGAAAAAGCATCACATGCATTGAAAATGGCAAATACTTTTATTAACAAATGCTATTTTGGAAGCACAGAAATCCTAAAAGTTTACACCGGAACAGAAATGACATATTCCAAACCATACAAAACAGGAACAGCACCGGTGACAGGATTTAGAAAGCAGAAAAACTATTTTACTGATTTAACAGGTTCAGTTGCCATGCAGCCATCTGAAAAATTGTGGGTTGATGTGAAAAATTGGATTGCTTGTCGAACATATTACACAAAAGACGGCAGCACACCAACAATCAATTCACCTTTATATACAAATGCATTACAATTTGATGCATCTTGCACATTGAAAACATTGACAGTGAGTGTTGAAGGTATTGCAGAAGCGGTGAAAACATTAACAGTGACCGTTGCAGTAGCACCAACCACAACAATCAGCCCATCAACAGTGGTTCAAAATAATATTCCTATTACAATTACTTTGACCACCGATGAACCGGGTGCTGCCATTAAATATAAATTAGGTACAAGTGAAACAATTTACAATTACACAGCACCATTCACGGTTTCACAAAACAGTCCAGGTGTAGCAAGCACACAAATCAAAGTAAGATATTGGGCAGTAGGAGCATCAGCAACAGAAGCAGAAAAAACCATCATTTATGATACAGCTAATTCAACACCAGGAACACCGACTTTGACAGCAACAGCCGGAAACAATCAAGTTGTTTTGTCATGGAACAGCGTGCCAAATGCAACATCTTATACTGTTTTGAGAGATGGGGCTATTTTAGCACCATCACAATATATGACAGGCACAACATACACAGATACAACAGCCGTGAACGGTGTTCAATATAGTTATGTTGTTCAAGCTGCCAATTATGGAAAAACAGCAAACAGTGCAGCAAAAACAGCAACACCAGCAGCACCAGCACAAGCATCATATAGATATTTGAGAATTGAAGGATATGGAGCAGCAGAAAGTGGCCAGGAAGTAACCACTAGAACAGTGGAATTGGAAGCATATGTGGGTTCAACTAATGTGGCCTTAAATAAAACCATTGTTTCCGGTGAAACACCATCCACCGGTGGTGCAGCATTATCAACAGTGGTTAATGGAAATAAAACAACAGTGACAGCAGGAAGCTATCCGATATGGTGGACAGCCACACCAAATGGGCATGTTGTTATTGATTTGGGAAGCAGCCAGGCATTGACCAAACTATCATATTATGGCTATTCAATTAATGGTGTTCAAAGAACAAACCGTTTTAAAATCCAGGGCAGCAATACAAACAATGGAACAGATTGGGTTGACATATGGGATAACAGCACAGGCCAGGCCGGATTGCAGCCTATATTGCCAGCAGGATATGACAAGATATTGTGAGGATAAATAGATGGAACAAAAAGAAATAGTGATGAAGATTATCTATGAAAGATTAAGGCAAGATTCATTGCATCCGTGGGATGACCACACCAATAGATTGGCCGTGATAACAGAAGAATTGGGAGAGGTTGCAGCAGCCATTCAAGGGGATGGGATATTGGTGGATGAATTGGTGCAGTTAGCAGCAGCATGTGTGAGGTGGCTTGAAGATATATGAAGAAAGCTAATCCTTTCTACACTTCAAAAGTATGGAGAAACAAAAGGGAATACATCTTGCATAGAGATGGACACCAATGCCAGGAATGCAAGAAGTATGGAAGAAACACAGATGCAAAGATAGTTCATCACATACTTGAAATGGATGAAAGACCAGACTTGAAACTAAAAAATTCAAACTTAGTTTCTGTTTGTGCATCTTGCCACAATAAAATCCATCCAGAAAAAGGTGGACATTTTATAAAATATTAAAATAATTTTTAAAAAAATTTCAAAAATAATTTTCAAAAATAATTTTCAGAAAAAAATTCAAAAAAATTTTCAGAAAAATTCAAATCCCCCCTTATTTTTTCAAATTATCTGACAATAAGGGAAACCGGCGAATAGGAAAGGTTCGTGAACCGTGCGGTATTTTTTGAAAGTTTTTTTGGAACACTGAAAACCACAAATGAAAGGGGTGAATGCAATGGGAAAGATTGCAATTCAAGTGAAGGAAAGCATGGAAGCTTTAGGGGTATACAAACCGGAATTTGAATTGACGATTTCCATTTATGCCGGATTAATAGAGCAATATCAGCAGCTTGAAAAGGAATTTAGGAAATCAAAATTCACGGTGATTGAAAAAACCGGTTACAGCGATAATGCAAAGAAATCACCAATGGTGAACACATTGGAATCTTTAAGAAAAGACATCCTGGCATATTCAAATGCTTTAGGATTAACACCGGCAGGATTGAAAAAAATCAATGATAACATGAAGCCGGTTAAGAAAAATGAAAGCAAGTTGGAAAGTGCGTTGATGTTGTTTGGAACATAAGAATCAAAAGATTGTAATGGATTATGCCAATGATATAATCAGCGGCAAAAAGATTGCTTGCAAAGAATTAATTCAAGCAGCACAAAGATTTCTTGATGATTTGCAGGATGAACGATATGAATTAAGGGCAAAAGATGCTGAATTTGTGATTGGCATTATTGAGAAAACCTTTGTTCATATTAAAGGAACAGCAAAAGGAAAACCATACATCCTGGAAGCATGGCAGCGATTCATAATATATAATGTCGCTGCCATTTATATTGCCGGAACAGATGAAAGAAAATATAAGGAAACCTTTATTTTTCTACCCAGGAAGAACAGCAAAACATTCTTTGCATCAGCATTAGCATGGGCATTATCTTTGCTGGAAAGAAACTATTTTTCCGTGTTGTATATTGTAGCAACCAAATTGGACAGGGCTTTAGAAGCATTCAACAACATCCTGGAAAACCTGGAAGCAATGGGTGAAAAACAGAATTTCAGAATCCTGGATAATAACAATGAACATTCCATCAATCGTTCATTCTATGATGCAGATGGAAAAAAGACCGGGGCAATCAAAATTCAAGCCCTGGCAGCAGATGCAAAAAAGGCAGATGGATTGAATGCAAACATCTTCATCCTGGATGAAATCCATGCTTACAAATCACCAAATGATTATTTTGTCTATAAGCAAGCCCAAAAAGCATATGTGAACAAATTGCTGATTGGGATAACGACAGCCGGAAGCAATATGCAATCATTCTGTTATCAGCGGTTGCAATATTGCCAAAAGGTTTTGAACAAAGAAGTGGAAGATGAACAGTATTTCATTTTCATAACAAAAGCAGATAATGAAGACGATTACACCAATCCTATTGAACATGAAAAAGCAAATCCAAATTATAATGTCACCATCCGTGCCCAGGACATTATGGCAGAAGCTATGCAAGCCCAAAATGATGTTTCAGCCAGGGATGAATTTTTGAACAAATCTTTGAACATCTACACAAACACCATGAGTGCTTATTTCAATATGGCAGAAGTGCAGCTATCAGATGCAGAAGCTTTTGAAAGATTAAGGGAACAAAGCGGAATGCCAGTGACACTTGAAAACCTGGCAAAGCTGCCGGGTGTGCAATGGTTTGGTGGTGCGGATTTATCCAAAATGTTTGACTTAACAGGGGCGGCAATTTACGGCAGATATGAAGATATTGATATAACCATCACACACGGGTTCATTCCCATAACCCAGGCAAAAGCAAAAGCAGAAGAAGACAACATTCCATTCTTTTGGTGGCGAGAGCAGAATTGGTTGACAATGACAAACAGCGAATTGGTGGACTATGAAGAAGTCGTGAAGTGGTTCAAAGCAATGAGAAATTTGGGATTCAGAATCAAGGCCGTGGCCTTTGATAAATATAATTCCAGGGATTTTGTTAGAAGCATGGAAAAACAAAAATTCCGGATGGAAGAAGCCGGGCAGCAGTTTTGGAAAAAGTCAGAAGCATTCCGAGAGATTGAAAGAAAAATCAAAGATAAGAAATTCACCTATCTTAACAACAAAGCATTTGAATATTGCATCTCAAATGTAAAAGCAAATGAAGATGCAGAAGAACGAGTGAGATTTGAAAAGGTTTCATCAAATTTCAGAATAGATTTATTTGATGCAACAGTGGTTGCCGTTAAGCAAGCCATTATTGCCAGGGATAAGAACAGCAAAGTGAACACATGGTTTTAAAAGGGGTGAAACTATAATTGGGGCTATTTGACAAAAAGAAGCTGAAAAAAAGAAGTGACCCGGTTGCCATATGGCTGAATGGTGATGATGCAAAAAACATGCTGCTGCCATCCGGCTATGTTCCAGTGACTAAAAATGAAGAAGTGAAAAAATGCATCCACCGGATTGCAGATTTGGTTTCTTCAATGACAATCATGTTAATGGAAAACGGTGATGCCGGGGATGTAAGATTAAAAAACGAATTGGCCAAAAAGATTGATGTGTACCCAAATAACAGCATGATAAGGAAAAATTTCATTTACAAAATCGTTGTTGATATGATTTCAAACGGCAACAGCGTGGTGTTTCCAAAAACCCAGGGTGGATTGTTGGACAATCTTATTATTTGGGAAATTGATGGTGTTTCTTTTCGTGGTGATGCAGAAAAATATCAAATCCAATACAAGCTGCAAACCTACAATCCAGATGAATTACTTCATTTTGTTTTGATTCCAGATGATTTGTTTTGGTACAAAGGCCAGGGGTTTGTGCCTATTGTGAAAGATACAATTGCAAACATAGTGCAAGCCAATACAACCAAAACCGGTTTCCTGCAAAGCAAGTGGCGGCCATCTTTGATAATCAAAGTTGAATCCGATGTGGAAGAAATGCAAATCAAGGAACAAAGAGACAAGATTTTGAACAGCTATGTTGGAGATACAGCCAGCGGTGAACCGTGGATTGTTCCAGCATCAGAAATTGATGTGAAGGAAATCCGGCCATTATCGCTGCAAGATTTGGCCATACAAGAAGGATTGACACTAGACAAGAAATCCATTGCTGCTGCTTTTGGTGTTCCTGCCTATATGTTAGGTGTGGGCACATTCTCAAAAGATGAATATAACAATTTTATTTCATCCGTGATAATGCCAATTGCAAAAGTGATTGAACAAGAATTA